TAGAGATCATAGTCTTCCAGTTACTGATCCACGTGATTTGTATCCAAGACCTCTTAAACTTAAATATGAGTTTAAAGAATAATCATGCTTTCGCATGAACTCTGATGACACTGCTGTGCTTAACATTGTAACTAAAATATCACGAAGTGATACCATAGAACAATCTTGAGAGTCTACGAAAAATCTTTTGGCAAATTCCAGAACTAGTCTTTTCTTAGCCTTTATCGATTTCGCAAGCCCTATTCCAACACCTAGTCATCTCATAATTACGAGGTACTTCGCAGCCACCGACTTTCCGATGACCACCATATCATCCCCTAAAATTGCATAGTCTGAATATCACGTTCACACAACGCCCTTATCTTTACAGACAAGATAATACGCGAACTGAACAATAAAGTGATGTGTTAGTGCTAATAGCACTCATGAACTTAGGGCACCCATTGGCTGCCCTACTGCATAGGAAAGATCGACTTCTTTGCCGTCCTCCCTACGCAACGTATAAGTCCTTTTAACTAACAGGTTTCGCCAGTTAGCTGCAAGATCTTTACCTAGGACTTCTCCTAGTAATGACTCTTGAAGTGACACTGGTAATCTGTCAGTTGCCGCCGATAGATCAAAGGAGTAAACATTACTTCTCTTATCTATTTTCCCCTCATTTCATCGATCTATAAGTCGACTAATGGGAGCCACTTGGTCAAAGGTACCATCTTGAACAATTGCTCGTAATAGTACTTGTATTGCCTTATGGAGCGGAAATAGGGCTCACTGAGTCCAGGAATCCACCATAGCAAACACTCTTACTTTTCCAGCAGGTTCAAATTTTAATCCCAATTTACCTAAACTATCTTTGATCAATAGTTTCTTTCATTGTCTCCTTCTTATCGTTACTTGACTTATGACGGCATCGCATAAGTATCAACCTCCAATATCAGGATGGATTAGAACTTGTGTTGACTTCACAGCCCCCTGTTCCGCCCAAGTAGTGAGTTTTGTTAGTAGTACAAAAATCTTAGGGTCTCTTGCTAATCAATGTGTTTTCGGTAAAGAATCCACATCGATCCCTCTTGAAATAAGAGGTGCAAAGTTACCAGATTTTAGTCTAACTACCATCTCAGGTACCATATTTTCCGCAAGGAGAATTTTCCTTAACTGAAGAGATTCAGAATAAGTTATTTTCTTTCTATTGGATAGTACAGTTCGCAACCCTTTGAAGTCTTTATATTCTTCATAAGGTTTGAGTCCTCACTCTCCGAGTAGATTAGCAAACGATACATTTCCGCTACCTAATAGGTAGCCATAAAATGCATCGCGAACCCCATCAAATTTGGGTAAAGTTCACACTTTAGCCGCCCTTCTCACTGCCTCTCACGAGGAAGAGATATAGGATATTTGATTCTCAGGGTCAGAGATTGCCGCGGTTTGCGGAGAACTCTTTGCTATTGGAAAAGCTCTTATTGCCTGTTTCAATACTCTTTTGAACTTCCTTTCAACAGAAAGTCGGAATATTGATTTCCAAAAGATTGGAATAAAGTCCAACACATCTTGCAGACGTTCTTTTGAAAGAACGGATGTTGCAGGGTCCGTGATAGTTTTAGTTTTTAAACTTCCGGGGAAATCTAATACTCGGTACACTCCAAATAGTGTGTTCCAGAACCGAATGACTGTCCTATCGCCAGCAATTATCCTTCTCCTATGGAGTACAGGTATTATTCTTGGAAGACCGGATCTTGACCTGTTAACCCGAACTTTTAATTCGGTAAGATCAGAAACTCGATCCCCTCCAATTGATTGCATTAGGAGGACTTGGGATGCCTTCATATGAAGGACAACTCCCTTAATCCCGCGTCCTAATCGCAATCGATTAAACCAAAAAGCAAAGGCAGCTATAGCTCCAATGTAACTTCCAAGTTTACCATCCACCAATCCTAGTATTGATTGTTTAAATCAACCTATTAATTGGCGGCCACCCTTTCGAGTGACCATGCCATTAAAGCTCTTGATTTTCGCTTCAACTAAATTTCCAAAACTCTTGGTGTGATCCTCCAGTCCTGCAAATTTAGCACCCTTTATTGACGTTACCGCCAACAATGGATCGTGGACCTCAGCATAATTATCCAATATTTCTAGAAGATAGTATGTTGTTGTAACCGTATCTATATATAATAAGAGAACGTTAATATGGTCATGCTAAATCTTTCGTGCTTCAAGCCTTATTACCCAAATTGGTCTACCTCGACCCCGTGGTCTTTTCACCGCGAGGAACGAGGCCGCGCTAACAAGAGAATGAACATTTCGAAGTGTTTTGGTGCTTCTTTGTTCATAGTAATCTTAATACTTTATCCATTTCCAGAGGTCGATATGACATGTGTTTGTATCGTATTAATGGACATGTAGTTAAAGTAGGGTCTCTTTGTCCCGTGCTTCCTTTAACCATAGCATTTCTCGTCTGCTTTCATTCTCTTTTCCATTTTGTCTTTTACAGCTTGATTAAACTAAGATCGAACAATCGATTTAAAGTAATCATATTATACCTGAATTATACTAGTAATAATCTAGATACTTGCAAAGAGGGGGGTTAGCCCTGATCACAAGTTGGAGTCTTTCAACCCGATCAATCGATTAGTATGTCGAAGTAACCCAGGATACGTCCATAAACATCCTTTCGCAATTATCCCTACTCGTATACTTTTCCAGCATAACTGTAATCCTTTCCCGCAATTGCGTTCGAACTTCCGAAGTTTTCTCTAATTTCTGAGATAATTCTAGTTCATCAGATTTCAGCCCCGTTGGTGGTCTCTTTCAACTCCAATTCCGGATACGTTATAGGAAGCACCTTAACCCCGCTTTACCTCCTTTCAGAGGGGGCGTAGGCACCGTTTCAACGGTTAGGTTGGTGTTACCTATTAGGTTATCCAATACCTGTCCTTCCATATTATGGGAGGAAGGCCGTACTGGAGCCTAAATCATATTTCTATGATTGAAAATTGCAAGAGCCCCCAAGCATCTTGGTCCTTTCCTTTGCGCGATTTTTCGGATGTGCTACCTATTAAATTCCTTTTCCCTTTTTTTAAGGAAGGTCCACTTTCCGCTTTTTCCTCGCAGTTGTCGTGTGTTTGATCTAATACATGATTAATTGCAATTGCATTAATTATCATATCAGATGTGATCCGGTTGGACCCACACTCCAACCACCTCGCAAGATCGATTGCAAAATGCTCTTAGTTTTTGACTGAGAGTAACGCCCTACTTAGGTAGG